ATAAATAAAACGTATTCTTTATTAAATGGTGATAATAAGGCTGAATTAGTATTTTGATTAATACTGACTCCACTTTTAAAAGGAACCCATTCTATTATAGCCCCCGTTGCTAAACCATCTGTGGTTGATAAAAATTTTAATTCTCCACCGTCAGTATTTATATCAACAATATTAGTTTCATATCCATTAATAGAAAATAAATTATCTCCGGCTTTTACAATTAATTCATTTTCTAAGGGGGCATCTATTTGACTAACCGATTCCATTAAATGATCAGAACCTCTAGCCTTATTAGCATCAATATTTACAACATTAGATGTTTCATATTCAAATCCTTGTACATATGCTCTTCCACTATTTGCAGAAATAACAAATTTATCAGAATTACCAACAGGCGTATCAAAACTAGTATAAATTCCATTATTTCCATTTAAAAATTCAGGTAATCCTAGTGTTGTTGAAAGAATTTGTGTAACAGTTCCTGTAGAAGATGTATTATTATTATCTGGTGATTTTCTTGATATAGCAGATCCACTAATAACACTTGTCCAGGATAGTTCAGTTAGTTGTTTTATTACTATGTAATTTGTACCAACATCAGTAACTTCACCTATATGACGATTTGAATAATAAATACTATGGTGGTAATTTGTAGTTTCGGTTACAGAATTAAAAATTAAATAATTAGTTAAAATTGAATCTGTATTATCAGCTGCTGGAAAAATTAAATCTCCAATTTCTGGATAATTGCCAACAGAAAATGCACCATTAAATAATATTTTAAAATATGTAACTCTAAGGTGTTCTTTCATATCTAATAAAAATGGTCTTACTGTGTAAGATCCAGATTCATCATAGGTTCTTTTTGCAAATAATTTTAAAATTTCTGAATATTGTTTTTCTACATTAGTTTTAATTACGTCAATTATTCCACCACGAACTCTAATAATTTCGGTATAATTATCAGGAAATACTGGATCAGATATATCAACATTATTTTGTATTATATCTATATTAAATTTAAGACGATCTGCGCCAGGAGCAGTTGCATTTGTAAAACTACTAGCATTATCTCCTAAACTAGAATCTTGTAAAATTGTAACATAATTGTATGTGAATAAAAACCCTACACTTTTATATGGATACGCAAATAGTTTTCTACCCCAGCCAGAATTATTTCCTAGAGTATTAGTTTTAGATATAGTTCCAATATTTCTCCACAGCAAAGATAATGTATATTCCGTTGTAATTAAAGAACCAGTAGTCTCTGATGTGGTATTTAAAATAACATTGCTTTCTGGAACATTTATAAATTTTCCATCTTTATAAACAATACCAGAAGTTACATTTACAGTATAAAGATCGTTTATATTTTCAACTAATAGATTTGCATTTATATTTGGGGTAGAAATATATATTTGATCTATAATTTGAAATGTTATTGGATTTCCGTTTACTATGCCACGATCAATTGCATAAAGAGTAGGATCAACCATTCCACCACTAGTTTTACTTACTTCTTGTAAGGTTAAACTAGTAAACTTTTTAATATGAGTAGTTGATCCTTTAATAAATTTATAGACTAGAATTAAATCATCTTTATCTGTTTTTGGAATCAAATCAATAATTTCAATTTGAAAATCATCTTCTAAATCTTTTATAGCACTTCGTGTTGTATACGGAGTAGTACCACTAGTTACCATAGATGGAACAAAAGTTGTTCCTAAATTTGTATTATTATTTGTAACAGTTCCTGTTGAATCTGTTGGTTTTTTAAAAAATATAGATCTACAAGCAGAATCGTTTGTAAAATCATCTGTCAAAGCAACACCATTAGAATTTTTAATACTTCCTGTTTTAACTCTAAGAAAACCGTAAGTAAATAGATTAACCTTACAACCAAATACTATAGCCCCATCCACAAAAACATGATCAGAAAATTTAGAAATTTGATTTTGTAAAATGCTCTGTAATTGAGTTAATTCTCTAGCCTGAACAGGTTTTCCTGGATTGAATAAAATTTGAACGAAATTCTTATTATCGTCAAAATCATCATAGTATTTGTCATCAAGATCGTTTGGTGTTTTAAATGGCATAGGTACCTATATTTATAAAGAAATTATTACTCGTATGTTTAATGCAGTATCAGTAGATAATGTTGTTGGATATATGTTTTCCAAATATTGAATTCTTCCCGATTGTTTAATATATTGAGCCCCAATAACACTAGTTATAGTAAAAGATGGTGACAGACTTTCTGTAACTAATGTATTTATATTTAATTTTTTAATATTTGGGTATGCTGTTGTAAATGTTCCAAATAATGGCAAAACTGCAATTACTGGCGTGTCTGCCCCAGAGGGTGGTTCTGCTATAGAGACAACTATACCATATGCAGTTATATTACCAAAACCATCAACAGTACATATGTAACTATCTAGTAATATTCCTGTTTTAGTGCTGTTGGCTCTTGTTGTATACAGTAAAGTACACCCTGTTAAACTTTCTCTAATATCAGCTAGATCCTCAAAAGCAATTTCATCATAAGATTCTGATTTTATAATACCAAACTGCCTAATATCATTAGATTCATAATCGGAACTTCCAATAGTTAAAACTACAGGATTGGTTTTATCATATGCGTTTACACCTGTAGCAGATATTTTTTTATAAAGCATTAATTCTGAACACTTTAATGTGTTTATTGGTGAACTTTTTAAATTATTTCTAATAGAGAATACAGGAGTAACTGTATAATTATTTTGAATTCCACCAATAGTTATACCTAAATCTTGATATTCATATCCATAATCCAAAATACTTATACTTTCTATAGTTTTTGTATTTTCATTTATATTTGAATATGCAATAAAACCATACCCACTTCCTTTTACTATAATACCAGGGACAATACTGTATGTATAGCCATCAATATTATTAGGTGGTTCAATACATGTTTGAACAGAAAAAACATTATTAATAAAATTAGAATCTTTTATTTTTAAAACGTATTTTACAATACCATTTTCTCTTAAAATTAAATCCCAATTTTTATAGTAATTTGGTGATTTATTAATAACTGAATTCAATGGAATTTGTAAATGAAGTGTATCATTATTTGTATTGATACTATCTACATAATAATTTGAATTATCTGGAACATACCATAAAAATTCAGTATTTCCTGTAACATTTAATTTTAATATATTTTCATCTGTATTTGAATAATAGTTGTTTAAAATTGGAAAATGTGTTGATGTACAAAATGGATTTGATGCAAAATTTGGAACAGTATAGATAAGTTTCCACTGATATTCGTCACCAAGAAGGCACAATCCAAGTTGATTATTATCAGTTGTTCCTATACAATTTGGAGAAAATGTAGATTCACTATCATGTCCATTGTGAATACAAATCCACACATTAAGATTTGTTCCATTTTCTGATGTGATATAATAGTTTTTTGTTTTTAGGTCAACACTACTAGAATATTCAGTATACACACGACCAAGCACCCAGTCGTTTCTTTCTATCACATAAGCAAAATCTGAAGATTTTAATTTATATAATGCAATTATACCCATTTTACAATCCATATCTTCTTCTATTGATTGATTTAATGGAGGAGAATTATCTGAATCTGGCCATGTTGTTGGCTTTCCTAAAAATAACCAATTTTTTCCATTAGATAATGAAGTTTTTAGACTTATTATAGATTCTGTTTTTAAACTATTTCTAAAATTATTCATTTTATTATTGTATTAACCTTTATATTTATAAGGTCAATAATCCGTAAATCTCCAAATGATGTATTTTCGTTATAGGGTTTATCTGTTCCATAGGAAGAATCTGTACTCATATTTATAAGATCTCTTGGATGTATTCCTACACCCCAATATTCCTGATTTATATCATCTGGATGTATTTGACCAAAATTGATTAATTTTGTACCAGTACGATCTATAGTTGTAAGATTAGAAATAGTTGTAAAAGATCCAGCAGGAGAACGACGTGATATTTCTTCTGTTATTATTCCTGCAGCTATTGGTAGGTTTATTATTTTTGCACCATTTAATAACGGAGTAATATAGGTTTTTACTTCTGCTGATATATCAAAACCTGTTTCTCCAAATAGAATTCCATTTGGAAACATACGAAATGTCATAATTTCATCAGTACTGTTATCAGTGCTAGAAGTTTGTATATAATTTAAATCTTGAATTGTTTGTGTAGTATATGGAAGATAATTGCCAATTAATAGTTCAGTTTGTGTTTCTGGAGTATTAACATGTTCAAATGATACCTGTGATATAGATAATGGAGTATATGTAGAGAATATTTTAAATCCAGCAGGATGTGCTAATTTTTTAATAATATTAATAGAAGTTAAAGGATTTGCATCACCTTTAACGTCGTATGAATGTGTTTGCCAATAGATATTATCAGGAATTAATCTATTTTGTTCAGATAAAGCACCACCTAATGTATCAAATCTTCCACGTGTGCCATCAGAATTTAGTGGCGGAAGAGATAATATGTTGTTTCCGTTTTTTATTACACTTATTTCAGTTTCTACATCTACACCATCTAAATTTTTTAGAATATATACTGGAGTTGTGTTTGTAAAAAGACCAGAAACTTCATGAAGAAACAATCTAGCCCTATATCCACCAACAATTGTAGAAACAAAAGTATTTTTTATTATAGCATGAGATTCAATTTCATCACTAATGTTTCTTTGATATATTTTTAAATTAATCAAATCGCGACCTAATGCTGGGCTTATAACATAGATATCAATAGTTTTATCAACTGTCCAAATAGCATCAGATGGTCTTAGTAAATACTCTCTAGGATAAAAAATACTAGCTTCTTTATCAAATAGCAATCTGAATAAAAATTTAATTGAGTTTTCTGTACCCTTAGAATCATAAAACTGTTTAATATTTTTCATCAAACTGCGTTCATTTAATAAACCACCAGTTTGTCTATCTTTAGTAAGATTTAAATTAAAACCAGGCATCAATTCATTTCTAAAATAATCTAAAATATAATTAGGAACAGTATCAATATCTTTATAATTTTCTAAATTATAGTGTATTAAATTTGGATTATTTGATTTTTCTAAAAATTGATAATATGTTTCTATAAAATTAACAAATGTTGGATATTCATCTTGAATAAAATTGGGTAAATTATATTTAATTATTCTACTTGTTTCAACTAATGGTTTCGTTTGATCTAAAACAGTAGTAAACAGTACTTCAAATTCGGTCTGTGGAAGTTTTAAACCAAATCTGTTTACAGAATAACCACTTAATTTATTAAATTCTGTGGTAACATTAATATTAAAAGTATCTGTTGGTTTATTTGATGTGTGTACTAATTCATCATTAAGAAAAAATTTAATAGCCGAAAAATGTATATCATTATCCATATTATAGTGAATTGGTATAAATCCACCATATGAATCATTTGGCAGTAATACAGTACTTGGTAATAATGCAACTATATTCAGATTTGATATAGAAACAGGAGTTGTTTCTCCTGTTAAATTTGTTAAAATGGTTGCTTTATTTTTCATAAATTAGAACGATATGAAACATCTGTAATATTAATCTTAATAGCATTTGATGAAAATTCGTCAACCTTTAAAATAGTATTTTTTTCAGCAAATATATTTGCTGAATCTGGAAGAGCATATGTATTTAAAGTATCAGAATTTATAAGACTTATTGGTTGAAAATTTGTAATTTTAATTTCTCCATTGGGATAATCTATTACTCCAATTGTATCAACCGTAATAGTAGCCCCAGATTCATCTAAATATACTATATCAAAATTATTATCTAAACCATTTTTAAATTGACATATTCTATTTACATTAGTTTTATCTGTATATAAAAATAAAGTACTGTTTATAGTTACTTCAGAACATGTAGTTTTTCGTAATGGATTTTTAAATTTTACACTATAATTAGTTAATTGTGAAAAACTAGGTATAAATCTTTTTTCTAATACGATGCCAACAGTTACACCCTTTATAGATTCATCTAAAGCATCAATAATAGGAACAAGTTCATTTAGATAAAAATCTCCATTAAAAATATCAATTGTGTTATCAATATAATTTTGTATTGATGTCTGAATTTTTGTCTGTAATGCTGATTTTGATATTCTTAATTTTGCTGGATTTAATTGAATATTAGTAGTAGTATTAAGATAGGTATAATCTGGATCTTCAAAAGTAGGAGTAATTCCAATTACAGAACGATCTCGTTTAAGAATTGTCGCAATATCTTGTTTTTCATTTAGTGAAAGTGTTTCTCCATTTTTTGGTTTAACACAAATAAATATTTTACTGTATTCTGGTGGATTATTATCTTCTCCGCCCCAACAATTTACATCTTTTATATTTGGAAATTGTTTCATCAATATAGCAGAATAATCATCAACAGTTACTGCTCTCTCTTGTGTCGTAAATGATTTTGGAGCTTTAATTCGTATAGACTCTATTGATTCTTGATCTGCTCCACCATATGAAGCACGAATTGTTGTTATTGTATTTGATATATTTGTAAAAAGATCACAAGAAAATGTAGATACAGAACCATTAAAACCAATTCCATTAGAATTAGGTCTTGCGACTAAATAAGAACAAGTAATTTTATTACCGTCTGCTAATTTTTTACCTAAAACACCATCACCAAAATATATCTGATAAAAACCATCAGAATTTTCTTCTACAAAAAAGGCTAAACTATCTTCTGTTATTTTTGTAATATCTTTTACTTGTTCCCAGTTATCATTTTCTCCGGTAGTATTAGATTCTGAACTTTGAACAGATACATCAATTGTAGTAATATCAACATTTTCTGTTGTTAAAATATATTTTTTAAATGGGTAATTTATATCATGAACAAATGACCTTGTTATCAAATCTCCCTGAACTAATTCTATATTACTAGACTGAAACACTCTTAAGCCATTGTCGTAAATGTAATTATCCGAAAGAGTATAAAATGGTATTACTGTTCCATCTTTTGTTGCATGAAATTGTGTATACTTTGGAATAAATAAATCATCACCAATAATAGTATGTAATTGGCTATCCTGTAATCCAATTTGAACTATACTTTTAGCAGCTTTAACAGAACTAGGTATATATCCGATATTGCGAGCAAGAGATACTACGGATGATCTTTTAACTGCACTATCTAAAAACATTTCATTAAAGGTCATATTATTATAAAACATTTGATAATATGTGTTATAAGATAATAAATCCATAAGTATATTTAAACTCGAACCTTCAAAATTATAACCAGAAAATTTACTTTGATTTTTTAAAAAATTAATCAGATTTAATTTTATATTTTCAAAATCTATATTTTTAATATCTAGGTTCATCTAGTTTTTTCTACCTTTAGTGTTAATACTTGTTGGTTATCCGGTTGATCTGTTACAGAGAAGACTATCACTATAACTAATTGTTTATCTTTATCGTCAAATTTCACACTAATATCAGAAGGTAAAATGCGTGGTTCATATTTTAAAAGAATTTTTTTTATATCTTTTTCAATTTCTTTTCCAAAAATTGGATAAAAATTTTCAAAAAGATAGGAAGTTAAACCAGCATCTAGATCATAATTAAAGGCTTTTTCGTATTTTTGCAAAAACAAAATAGTTTTCATACTCTGTTTAATAGCATCTACACCAGTTTTAACAGAAACATCCCCTGTAAAGGGATTAGCCATGAAGTTTAGATCAAGATCTGTGGTGTTTAAAACTTGTTTCATTTACTTATATTTATTGTGGAATTTATGATTCTGGTGTAATATTCAAAAAGATTTAAGGTTTCTTTTGTGTCTTGATTCTCTATATCTTCATATTCACACCATTCAACTGATATAAATCCAGTTTTTAAACCTTTTGAGCATATTGTGGATTTTGTCATAAAGGCTACCGTGTTTCTGGCTTCATAGTATCCCCGTAGTTGATTATCCACAATATCTTTTGTATAGTGAAGATTGACCCCTTCTTCCTGAAGAACGCCTACAATGCCTATCCAGCGGGTTATAAGAAGCCCCTGTGAGCTCTCTATGGTGTGGTTTATACCCAAAGAACAGGATTCGTTTGTTGTAGTGAATTTAAGGATACTTTCTCCGTCAAAAAAGTGTCCTCCATTGTGAAATTTAGATATAGATGTTCGGGATGCGTTTAAGTTTACTCTCATTTCTGTCAGATATTCATCTAAAACTGTGTGTAAACGAACAAAATTGAGTGGTATAGAGGTTATTTCAACCTTTTTACTGAATAATTTCTTAATATGTGTTGATAGTGCTAATACACCACCCACCAAAAATGAAAATATATACGAACCTACTATAAAATATGTATCAATGTTGGTTGGTGTTTGTAATGGTGTCACGATAACTCCTTAATATGTACCGTATTTATAATAATTAGCCAATGAACACATTTCCTGACCCCGTTGTTTTATGACCACATTGTGCTTTATCGCCTTTTCTGACTATTCCTAAACCACCTGAGAAAACAGTACTCGAACATTCCATCATTTTTGCCCTAGAATGTATACCTTTCCCGTGTGGTTTTACTTTAGTTCCTAAAACAGCAACTTCATTATTATTAACAAGAACATTATTGGTGTATGTTTGTAATAATAACCCTTCAGCCTTGTCTTGTAAACACCTAGCCGCTCCAGATGCCATTATTTACACTCACGTATTCTAGATTCTGTTGGAGTCCAAGAATCTGCTCGAACATGTGGAACAGATTTAAATTGTTCTCCACCAAAAGTTTCTTGTTTTGCTAATAATGGTTTATTTCCATTTAAATCTATTTTTTTACCTTGAATTGTTATATTAGAACTAGATAGTATATTTACAGAATCTTTACTAAATAATTTAAACATTTTATTAGTATAGATATCTAAATCAGGAGAAGTTATATTCATAGATACATCAGAAATCATAATTGTATTCTGTCCCCATATCGTTGTGAGAGTACTCTGAAGTTCAAGTTCTTTCACGCCCAAAGCTCGAATTATTATTGCTGACAATTCATATGTCTTCATAAACATATCTATAACGTTACCATAAACCGTTGCATATTTATTTCCCTCCTTGATATAAATCTCTGAGTCACCTTTTTCAAGTTCTAAGTGATCAAAAGGTCCCCACACCTTTGTATCTCTAAATCCACCAATTTCATTCACAACATCACCTTTAACAACAGTATGCATATGACCATCAACTTGTAAATTGTAATCACCTTTAACGTAATGATTATAATTTCCGTCTTCTTGACGAATGTTTACATCACCTTTTTCCATTAATAAGTTTACATCACCGTCGTGTATGCGAACATTAGCACTTCCACCCTCTAACACAATATTTAAATTTGCATTACCACTTACAAATAAATCAAAATTTACTTGTTTTTCAGGACAATTTGGTATTTTATCTTTATTTACTACAATTTTTAATCCTTTATCAAGTGTTATGTGAGTATAACCATCAACATGAAGGTGTGCGTCTCTATAGACACTTAACCAAGCATCTCTTGAAATTGTTGCATTAAAAGAACCAAACGGTAATATTTCAAAATATGTTCCTGTTCGATGAGAAACACTTAATCTTTCACTTCCTGGCGTATCATCTTTTTCTATAATATGACCAGATTCTGTTTGAGATACATTATTAGTTGGATACATTGGAGATTGTTTGCAATCTTCGCATTTTTCAGCACACGGTATTTCTTCTCCGTGTGTTTTTGCGTGTTGACTTTCTGCTGGAACCAATAATCCATTATCATTTTTTGAAGGCTTTAATTTTTTTGTTTTTTTGTTTTTTTCAACATTAGTTTTTTTTGAACCTTCTTTAAATATTTTAGGATCACAAGGACTATTAGATGTAGAAACTGGGTTTCCACCACCACCACCTGCACCTCCACCTCCACCTCCACCACCACCACCACCTGCACCTCCACCACCTGCACCACCACCCCCACCACTACCACCTGCACCTCCACCACCTGCGCCTCCACCACCTGCACCTCCACCACCTGCACCTCCACCACCTGCACCACCTGCACCTCCACCACCTGCACCTCCACCACCTCGTCCGGTTTGAGGTGTAATAGAAAATCCACCACCAACAGATGGAACTATTGTATTTGGGTTATTTGTATTGGGTAAATCTGTTACAGGATTTAAGGGTATAAATGGTTTACATTCATCTGGCTTCATGATTTTTTACTACCTAATTTATATTCATTTGAAATATTATTTTTATCGTATATTATAACGCCACCATCAGTTAAAGATAGTGGAGTTTCGCTATAAGGCTTATAATAATTTAATTTATCGTCCTCTTCTTTTTGAGCCGATGTAGATTTTATTGATGAAGATATATCTGTAAATGTTCCACGACCATATTTTTGTTTTTGTGTTCCACCAAGATTTTTAATAACACCACAAAGAAATTGTTTTTGAAAAGTTGGAAAAATAGAAAATCCATCATCTAATAAACCACCTTCAGATCTTAATGTTTTTTTTAATTTTTTAAGAGTTGGTGATTTTTTTGAAAGTTCTTCTTCTTTGTCACATTCATTTGTGTGTAATGGGTTTAATGCACTTTTCTTTAAATATTCTTTTTGTGGATATGCTGTTCTGTTTTGATCTGTAAATTGAATTCCGTGATCATTTCCTTCAGATGTTGATCCATCTGGACTTTTTAATTTAATAACATTTTTTGGTCTATTTGATAGATTATCACCTGGGTCTTGAAATCCGTCACCAGGATTACGTTTTACTACAGATTTAAGTGTATTAGCCAATCTTGTATCATTACCACCATTTCCATCTCTTTCTTTTGGTGTATCTCCCCACCAAGTTCCTATAATTATTGGTTGTTGAGCGGTTGCACCGTCTAACCAAAAACCAATAACCCAGGATCCTGGTTTTAAACCATGATTTTCACCCATACCATCAACTGCAGAAGAAGTTGTAGGAAGCATAACATGAGCCCAAGGTAAATCTTTTTGTGCTATTTCTTTTGTATCCCAACTATGGTAATTTAATACTCTACATCGAACTCTACCTTTTATATCAGAATCAATTATACTAGAAATATTAGCATACCACCAATAAAATGATTGTTGTGCATTATCTAATGACATTATTCTGCTCCCTTTGAATCTTTAACACCTTTAACTTGAATAACATATTGTTGTTCTGTACTTTGATTTTGTGTAAAATAGTGTTTTACAGAAGTACAAAGATATTTTCCGTTAAATTGAACATCCTTACCACCTTCAGCCAAACTTTGTTGTATAGGCCTGCCAAAAAACATAACATCACCTGCTCGTATAACAGAGTTTCCTGGAGCAGTAAAAGAAACGTGCATTTGATTTAATTGTTCCATCATAGATCTTCTTGGCAACAGCCAATCCTTTTCCCCACCAACCTGATCTTGACCTTCATCTTTTTCATTACAATCAAATAAACCTTTTGATTTACTAGCAAAACTACAATTTATAGGAGAATTTATAATTTTTGTATAATAATCAGCAGAATTAATATCCATTAAAGGTTCACCTGATAAGTGCGTTTGTTTTGGAAATTTATCTTTTAAAGAATAAATAGTTTCAACATATTCTTTTGTCATAACATCAAATGTCATAATATAAGATGCTACCATATGATGATGTGCATTATCTGCCGCACTAGTTTGACTAACTTGACTACCCATACACATTCTTTTTTGTACAGATTTATCTACATTATCAGAACCCATTCCTACAATAAAACCACTCTTAGAATCTCCACCCCACTTAGATGCAGCTTTCATTAACGTGGCTATAGAAACTAATTTGTATTTCATATCAGCATCTTGATAAAAAACAAAATTAAAATCATTTCCTTTTCCACACATCTTAGTTAATGATTTTATTATTGACATTGGATTTGAATAAGTAAAAATTCGTTTTATACTTTGATCTGATGAATCTTTTATTTCTGGAGTAATTTCAAGAGTACTAGCAACTTTTTTAATTATTTCTGAAATTTTACCTTCATATTTTTTAGATATAGAAACAACTTTATTTTTTAAAAATTCAGTAGAACTAAAATAAAGTTTTATTAGTTGCAGAGTTTGACTTAGTGGAACAGAAGTTTCAATTTTATAAACTCTCAAATTCACATTAATTTCTTTTTCTGCTCCACCACTACCATCTTTCCCAGCAAAAGAAATATTAATTTTATCACCAGCACTTAATATTTTTTTTTGCACTAATCGTGTAGCAGGTGTATCAGCAATAGTTATATTTCCTGATAGATAATTATCAAATATATTTTCATACAAATTCATTTCACGCATCATTCCACTGTAATCGCCACCACCCCCACCACTAGCAGGCGTTATTATAATCTTAGCGGGTTTTCCTGGATTTAACATCTCATTCATTAATATTTGCCTTGATATCTAATATATTTCTATTTAATGATAAATATTCACCTAAAAATCTATTTTTTAATATAACAATGTTTCTTTTATTATTGTTCAGGGTTTCTTCATTTTTATAATTTGTTGTAATAATACTATTGACGGCTTCAGATGATGCTATGTAAGCAGATAAATAATTAAAATTTGAATTTCTTGCATCTAATATTTTTCCATTTTCTGAAAAATTATATAAAGAATTTGCTCCTTCATAAACACACCTTCCTAAAGTAACATTATTTTTAATTATATTATTTTGTTTATCTAATAAAGTAACAAACATTCCTGATGTTAAACTAGATTCTGAAATTTTGATTTTTAAATTTAATACATTTAAATTTCGATCCAAAGATTGAACATAAAATATTGAGTTATTAGATTTTTGAATTTTATTTACGCTAGATAATGGAAATGTTATTTCTGATTCTGCTAGAAAAATACTAGAATAATTATATTTATTTTCTACGTAATTTTGAAATTCAATGCCAGGCAAAGGCCAATCAAAAAATCGATTAAACATTTTGTTAATAGTGAGTATAATGTATGAATATTTTGTGTCATCGTAAACGTCTTTACTTAGACTCTCTGGAGTATCAGAATCTTTAATAGTATAATTTTCAAAAAAATAAGAATTATTTAAATTATTTATTAAATTTGTTCTAATTAAAATATTAGAGACAGTTTGTGAATTATATTCTGTTGTTGGGTAATTTTTGTACATTATAGGTTATGGATACATTGTTGCAATATCTGTTTTTGTAAGCATTCTTGTTTCTTGTATTCCAAGAGTTAGGGTGGTTGTTACAGGATAACCATCATTGTGCATATAGGGAGATCCTTCAGTATCATAATTGACTTGTATAGAAGATAAAGCAGATCCACCACCATCATTACCTGCTAGAGGAAGTGTTTGTAATAAAATTTTTCCTGTTACGGATTGAATTTTAATTTCAACTCTTTTTGGATATATTAATTTTCCTGGTGCAGTATCGGGATAAGCAGATAATCTTAATTCTTTTATTAAATCATACATTGCAGCAGCATCAGCCGAAGAACCAGGAGTCATTGCCCAAGTAAATTGTAATTGTCTTATAACCGGTGTTTTATACATTAACATTGACATTGGATTAATTATTGTTTTATTAAAGATTGATAATGCATTTATTCCTTCCTCGGTTGAGCCTGCTTGTAAAATATCTACTCCTATACCTCCTATAAATTGGGTAAAAGTTTTTCCTGCAGATAATGCTGCGCCAGCTGAAGCATCTGCCAAGTCTTTACTTGTCAAATTTGCTGCCATTTTTCCAACAGAAGTTGTAAAACTAGCAGTATCCCAAGCGTTATCAAAAAGATCAGTTACGCCTTTTGGAATTGGCAAAACATACATTCCACCCGATTCTAATGTTAAAATAGTGTATCCACCATCAAAACTACCCCCACCACCATTTGAAATTGCTGTTAATTTTACTGCCATAATTGTTATAAATACCTTATATGTCTAGAGGATATCGAGGATCATATAAACCAAAAAATCCACACAAGTATATAGGAGATATTAATAGTATTACCTATAGATCTTTGTGGGAACGAAAGTTTATGATATTCTGTGACACCAATCTTGCGGTAATAAAATGGGCATCCGAAGAGATAACAATACCATATTATTATAATGTAGATAAAAAAGTTCATAAATACTATGTAGATTTCGTTATGCAATTACAAGAATCTAGTGGAAAACTTAAAACATATTTAATAGAAATAAAACCTTACAAACAGACTATAGAGCCAATAAAACGAAAAAATACTAAAAAGTATATAAATGAAGTTTTAGAATGGGAAAAAAACCAATCTAAATGGACAGAAGCTAAACAATACGCTAAACAAAAAAACTGGGAATTTAAAATATTAACAGAAAAAGAACTATTTAAATGACAGTTGATAAAAACTTTAAAAGACAATTTCCGGGAAAAATAGTGACATTTAAACAAAAAAAGGCAGGAACAGGATATTATGACTCTTTGCCTCTTGTTTTGGGTATACGTCTAATAGGATCAAAAATGTTTGGTGTAAATTTAAACCTTATTCCAATGAGAGATAAAAAGAAATTTATTAAAGTTTTAATGGGATCTATGGAAAAGGATATGAAATTACAAATTAACAAGATATTACGTGGTTCTGTTGCAAGATTGGCGTGCGGAGCCTTTGAAATATACGAAGCAAAAGATATTAAAGGTACTGTTCGTATAATATCCAAATTTGAGGATTGTGTTAAACTTATGTATACCACAAGAAATTCTTTTAAGAACATTAATAAAAATAAAATATATACTATGGTAAAGGAACGCGAAAAAGCTATTAAAAATCCAATGCAATATATAGTGCAAGTAATTAAAACAGCAATAAAGAAAGTAATTAAATGATTCCTAAATTTAGTGATTTAGCCCAGTTAATGAAACAAACGCCATTACGATCTAATCGTTTTAGTTTAAAAATACCAAAATTAGCAAATGTAAGGTATACAATAGAATCTGTAGATCTACCTGATAGTGGTATTAATACTTTTCCTGCACAATTTGACAATAAAACACCGACTCTTATACCTTATGCAGCAAATTACGGTGCAAATAGTATATCAATGGTTTTTAGAGAAAATGAAGAAATGACTGGTCCGTATCTAGATGTATTAAAATGGTTAGATACAGTTATAATTCGTGATCACAAAGCAAGAACTTATAAAATACCGTATTTTTCAGATATAGTGTCTGATATGACTATAACATGTGAAGACACAATGGATACAGAAGTTTATAAGATTAGTTTTATTGATTGTTATCCAATTAGTGCAAAATTATCATCCCTAGATATGAATGCTAGAGATGCGTATGTTACTAGTACTATTGTTATGTCTTTTGCTGAATTTTCTGTAAGTTAATATTATAATGAAAGGTTAATATTATGCCACTACCAAAATATGAAGTCCCAATATATGAAGTTGAATTGATATCCGATAAAAAGAAGATTGAAATTAGACCGTTTCTTGTAAAAGAACATAAGTTATTACTTATAGCTTTAGTCTCTGAAAATAAAAAACAAATAAGTGACTCAATTTACACTATTTTAGAAAATTGTGTAAAAACAAAAAATATTAATATTGATAAGATGCCTTGTTTTGATATTGAATATTTGTTTTTAAAAATACGAGAAAAGTCTTTAGGTGAACTGATTTCGGTAAGAGTAAAATGTCCAGAAACAGAAAAATATTTTGATGTTGATTTAGATCTATCTAAAATTGTAGTGGTTAAATCCGAAAACAATCAATCTGATATTAAAATATCAGAAAATCTTGGTATAAAGATGAAATATCCTACATTTAAAGCTATTCAGATTGCATCTTTAGAATCTGATAATATTAAAAAAATATTTAGTATTATAACAAATTGTATAGAATCAGTTTATGATAAAGAAAATTCTTATAATGTAAGTGACTATTCACAAAAAGAATTGGAAGAATTTGTTGAAGGATTGCCACAAGAAGCCTTTGAAAAAATAAATAAATTTTATGAATCAACACCAAAAATAATGTATGATGGCGAAGTAACTTCTCCTTATACAAAACAATCAGTGAAGGTGAGGTTGGATACGTTCATGGATTTTTTCGGCTAGGGTTTTCTGGTGATAATCTACATAATTTTTATCAAACTGCATTTTTAATGGTTAAAGAACATAACTTTTCTTTAAGTGAAATAGAAAACATGATTCCTTGGGAAAAATCAATATATATTTCACTAATTTCTAAACACATTAAAGACACAAAGATACAAAGATAAAATAAAATGCCAGATAAATTACCAGAAAACACTAACCCAAATTCCGTAGAGAAAAAGTCTTTGCCATCAGAAAAAACTAATGGTGTTAGTTATCAAAATATATTTGATATATTTTCTAAAAGTTTATTTTCATTAAAAACGCCAAAAAGTTCTAAAGATGAAAAAGAAGATTCATCAAAAAAATCTAATGAAGAATCTATAAATTTAATAGAATTATTAAAACAAAATAAAGTATTTGCTAATTTAGATCAAATATCTAAGAGTTTAAACGAAACAACAAAATTATTAAAATATAATAATGATTTGGTTGCAAAAGAAGCAGATGATGCTAAAGAAGTTAGTGGTTTAGAACAAGAAACAAAAACAGAAGAAGATGACGAACAAGAAAGACAGCATAAAGAATTATTAGATGCTCTTAAAAAGTTAAAGGGTGGAGGTGGAAAGGAAAAACAAAAAGATTCTAATAGTAGTAACTTTTTAACAATGTTTGGAAATATATCCAAAATACTTGGTGCTGTATTAATATTAAATGGTATTTATCAGGCAATTACACACCCAAAAGAATTTGGTGGAATGATGCTTGGAAGGAGTTTAGCAAAACAAGCAGCATCCCAAACTAAAAAAATACCCACAGCCAAACCAACCAGTGCTAAACCAACTACTGTTACTCCAAAACCTACCCCCGAAGTAGTTGGAAAACCCGATTTAACAAAAGCGGCTGATCCTAAACCGGATAAATTAAATCAGCCAGGTGATGGTAATGCATCAAAAACAATTAACGAAGCTGGAGAAATTGTTGACAATAAAGCAGTTCAAAAAGTTGAACAAAAAACAGCAGAAGCAATAGAAAAAAAAACCACATCTGGATCTATAAAAGAATTTGCAAAAAAAGCATTAGATCCAAAAGCTATAAAATCTGTATTAAACGTCAAAAATATAGCAAATGTTCTTAAAACTGCTGGTGTTGGTGTGGTTGTTGAACTTGGAACAGAATATGGATTAAAAAAGGGTTTGGGTATGACGGGAGGAGAATCTGCTAAAACAGATGGTGCAAATGCAGGAGAAGTAATCCAGTCTGGTCCAAGAAGAGGAATGGTTGCTCAACAAAAAAATGGAGCTTTAGATAACGCAGCAGAATTATTAGCAACAGCAGCTGGAGGTGCGGTTACTGGAGCAATGGTGGCTGGCCCAGCTGGTGCAGCAGTTGGTGCCGCTGGCTCGGTTATTATGTCAGAAGTAATGAAACCAAAAATAGTAGACATGGTTGCTCAATCAGTAGGAATAGATCCAGAAGCATATGGTGGAGGAACTGAAAATAGAGGAACACTATCTAATTTAGAACAACTTGCTACAACATTTACACCAACAGGAGCAGGAGAATTAGTGTCTGGAATTGGCGAAATGACTGGTATTAGTGAATCAGAAGAAAGTAAAAATAAAAAGAGTGTAAAAGAATATAGCGATAAAGCCAAAGACTGGGCTGCAAAAAATACTCCAGAGTTTATAAAAAGTATATCAGAAGATGCATTAAACACAAAAAATATGGAAGAAGCTGGGTATAATAACCAAGATGAAGCTGTTACAGATATTGCTGCAAAATTAAAAGATTATGTTAAAGAAGGTATTATATCACAAAAACAAGCAGATAGTGTATCAAAAAATTTCTCAGAAAGTTCCCAAAAGAAAATAAAAGAAGCTGCTGCTATTCCAAAACTAAGTGAAGTTGCTGTTGGTGCATCTGCAGTAGGATCAGCAGAAAAAAAACCAGATTTAGTTGCATCTAGTGATGATGGAGTTGGATTTAAAGAAATTTATGGAATATTACAAGTAATTGCAGCAAAGACTGGTTCGGGTGGTGGTGGAAGTGGCGTAAATAATTCCACAGAAATAACAAGTGAAACTGCTGGTAGTAGTATTAATAATGAAGCTATTTTTAGAGAATCAGATTCACAAGATACTTCACCATCAGTATAATAAATAAAAAAAGAGCCTTTCGACTCTTTTTTTACAAACCACATTATTTAATTATCAATCCTCTTCTTTTGAAAGACGCTCAAAGTAACTCTCAGCATCTTCCTCTTTAGGAGAATCTTCCTCAC